GGGCATGTTGTCGTCATCCGACACGCCATAGCCCAGCAGGGTGGCGGGTTGGCCGGCCTGGGCGCCGGCCTGCCAGATATAGTTGCCCTGACCGTCCTTCAGCTTGCGCACGTCGCGCTGGGTGAAGCGGTTCATGATGAACCGGGCGTTCTGGCGATAGGCCGCCTTCAGGCCATAGACTTGGTCGATCAGGGCGTTGACCGGATCGACCGCGGCGAAGTTGGCGGCGCCGCCGGTGGGGATATAGGCGACCTTCTTCCAGGCCCAGTTGGCGACGGTCGCCGTGTCGTAGCTGGTGATGCCGCGCGGCTGGTTTTTGCCAGTGCCGCTGATCCAGGCCGCGCCCTCCTGCTCGGCGAACTCGATCGAGACCTCGTCGCCCATCCAGGCGGCGATGTCGATCGAGGCGTCGTCGAGCAGCGACTGCGACGCGGCCGGCATGGCGTAAAGTTCCATGGCCGGGAAATCCAGGCCGGCCAACTGCGAGGCGTCGGTCTGCGGGCGGGTCTCAGTTTCGCCGACCCAGCCCGAGGCCGTGCCGCCGATGTTGACCAGCTTCTTGTACCCCGCCGACGAGATTTGGCGGACGGTGGCCAGCTGGCGCATCGGGGAAACCGTGGTCAGCACCCGGTCGATACTGGCCTCCATTTCCGAGGTCACGACATAGCCGCCGTCCGGATCGCTCTGGCGCGTCAGGGACGCCGAGACGGCCAGGGCGTTGAGACCCTCTTCGCCTTGGCCGCGGCGGAAGAAGGCATTGAACGCTTCGGCGTGCGCGCGAGCCTCAGGGCTCAGGCCGCCAGCGCCGCCTTCCAGGGACGCCGCCGCCAGACGGGCGTTGAGGCGGTCGACCTCTTCGTTCAGCGGCGAGATGGCCGCGTTGATGCGGTCGGTCAGTTCCGTGGTCAGCACGTCGGCCGAACCGCGGGCCTCGATCGCGGCCAGGCGCTGATCGTTGGCGGCGCGCATCTGCTCGACCGCGCTGTTCACGCGGGTAATGGCCGCGTTGACTTCGGCCAGGGTCGGGGCGCTGTCGTTGCGGACAGCGATCAGGCCGCGCTGACGCGGCCGAGCGGAAGCCGCGGCGGCCAAGGCCGTCGCGGCAAAGAGTTGCTTATTCATGATGGCCTCTAGGACTTGAGGAGAGTTTCGAGCCCTTGCAGAGACGCGAGGGCGGCGGAGAGGCCAGCGGTTTGCATGGCCGGATCGGGCGTTTCGGATACGCCGGATTGGAGGTTGCGGATCAGGGCCGCGCGCTCATTGCGCGGCATGTTGCTCCGAGCCAGGATCTGATCGAGTTGGCGGGCCGCATCGCCGGCCGGGGTGTCGACGCTGGCCCGGGCGGCGATCTGGTCGTCATCCAGCAGGCCCGTGGCGAATCCGGCGTCGACCGCGCCCTGGCCGGAAAGCCAGGTTTCGGTGTCCATCATCTTCGACACCGCCTTGACCTCTTGGCCGGTGCGGTTGGCGTAGAGGTCGGCCAGGGCCAGGTCGAACACGCCCAGGTCGGCTGAGGCCTTGGCCATGTCATGGCGATTGCCGACCGCGACGGCCCAGGTGTTGTGGATCATCAGGAACGCCGCGCGCCCGATCAGGATGTCGTCGCCGGCCATGGCGATGATCGAGGCCGCCGAAGCCGCCAGGCCCAGAACGCGCACCGACACGCGCGCCTTGTGCTCGCGCAGCAGGTTGTAAATGGCGATGCCTTCGAAGGCGTCGCCGCCCGGCGAGTTGATGTTGACCACCACGTCGCGGTCGCCGATCGCCCGCAGCGCGCCCTGGATACGGCGCGAGGTGACGCCGCCGCCGGTGAAGATGTCCAGCCCGATGATGTCCAGGATATCGATCGTCGCGACGTCGTCGGGGCCGGCCTTCGGAGCCAGGGCGTTCCAACGGTTCAACGCGTCGGCCGGCGGCTCCCAATTGAGCCCGGCCAACTCGTCGAAGGCCTTAATCTGCGGGAGTTGACGCAGGCTCATCGGTCTTTTCCTTGGCGGGAGCGGTCGCGGTGGCGCGCTCGGGGATCACGTCGCCGCCCGGCACGATTTCCCAATCGAGCAGGCGGCGGATGTCGTTGACGCGGCCGAACGGCTGCGAGCCGCCGGCGCCCATGGCGCGCGAGAAGAACTCGCCCTGGTCCTTGAGCGACCCCCGGGTCAGCGCGCCGGTGTTGAACTTGGCGGTGTAGAGCCGGCGCTCAGGCTTGGTCAGCATCACGCGGGCGATGGTCTGTTCCCAGGCCGTGCACCACGGCTGCAGGCCGTAGCGCACGAAGCCGATGCCCAGCTGCTCGATGCCCGTGCCCCAGCTGGTGTCGTCCATCATCAGCAGCGGGCGCGGCACGCCGAACGCGCGGGCGACTTCCTCGACCTGGTGCTGGCGGGCTTCCAGCAGCTGGCTGTCCTTGGGGGTCGAGGCGATGGCCGTGGCTTTCAGACCCTCTTCCAGGATCATCCATTTGCCGGCGTTGTCGGCGCCGGTGTAGTGAGCGGCCATGTCCCCCTTCAGGCGGTCGTACGCCTCATCCGACAGGCTGTTGTCGGTCTGCAGGGCGCCGCTCGCCATCACGCCATCGGAAAACAGCTTGGCGGCGGCCGTCTCAGCCTGGCGGGCCAGGCCGATCGCCTCGCGGGCGTAGCGCACGCGGCTCAGCCCGTTGACGCCATCGGCGCTCAGGCCGCGCAGGTGGAACACCTCGCGCTCGCCCATCAACTGCTCGCTGCCATCCGGCCGGCGGTAGTAGTACGACACCGTGCGGTTGGCGTTCTTGACCACCCGCATGCGGTCGGGGTCGAGCGGGACCATCTGATAGACCTGGCCGCGCGACCAGATGATCTGGGCGAAGCCGCCCTTCTCATTGGTCAGGGCCTGGAACTGCAACTGGCTGCGCAGGTCATAGGCCGACTGATAGTCGTTCGGCACATACTGCAGCACGTCCGCCAGCGGATGCTCGTCGGCCTTGGTGTTGTCGGCCCGGTTCAGCATGTGCAGGGGCAGCATGCCCATCGACGAACAGATCAGGTCGATGGCCCGAAACACGGCGGTGTTGAACAGCGCGGTGCGGGTGCTGACAAAGGCGCCGGACGCCGTCGGCGCGCCGTCGCGGATGAACTCGCCCAGGTTCGGGTCATCCAGACTACCGAACGAAACGCCGTCACCCTGCAGGATCGTCGAGGCGCGAACCCGGTTCGCCTCGGCGGAGGGCTTGCCCCAGCCGAACGGCAGCATGTCGCGAAGGTTCATCGTCAGACCCGACGAATGCCGCGCGACTCGTACACCGACACCTTGGGCCCGGTGTCCGTGGCGGCCGCGCCACGGGCCATCACAAGGCTGACGATACCGTCGATACGCATCGTTGATTGATCCTTGGACGGCTTGATGTTGCCCGCCGCGTCGGTTTCGATCGCGACGGCTTGAGCGTGGCGGCGCAGCAGGGGCTGGCCGCCATGGTGGAAGCCGTTGGCCAGCACGAACCGCTCCAGGTCTTTCGACGGGGCGGACATGCTCAGGAACCCTTGGCCGAAGCGGCCAACCGGGATGCCTTCGCCGAACAGCTTCACGTAGGTTTCGGTCGCGTCGAACCGGTCGATGGCCAGGCCGAACTGCTTTTCGGCGTTCCGCTTTTCGTTGCGGAACGCGATCTTGAATTTCTCGGCGTCGCGAAACACCTGGGCGCGGATCGCCTCGTGATCGATGACGTTGCCCGCGGTCGCCAGCAAGGCGCCTTCCAGCAGCGGATCCTTGCTGCCGGCCAGCATGCGGTCGTACGGGACGCGGTCGCGCTTGGTGTGGTCCTTGATCAGGTCGGCCGGCTTCCAGAACCGGGCCAGCACCGCCGGCACGTCGAGGCCTTCCTGCTCCGGAAACCACCAGACCAGCGCCGAAAGGTCCTGCACCGCCGACAGGTCGAGCCCGCCGAAACAGCGCTTGCCCGCCAGCTTGTCTTCCAGGGCCCGCCAGTCGACGGGACCGACGCAGTGATCCCAACCGAAGCGCTTGCCCTGGTCGTCGACGCCGTCGATCGGCAGCCAGCGCGTGGCCTGGTCTGTCCACATGTTCAGCTTGTAGCGCTTGAAGTCGTTCTCAAGGCGCGGCAGCTGCTGGGCCATCTTGCAGGCGTCGGCCATGGCCTCGGTCTTGACCGACACGCCCAGGTTCGGATTGGCCTTGGCCCAGGTCTTGGGGTCGGTCCAGTCGTCTTCCGGGTCGGCGGCATAGACCACGACCAGGGTGTCGGGGGCCTCGATCTCGCCGGCCAGGATGGCCAGGCATTCGCCCCAGACTTCCTCGCCGTGCGAACCCTTCACCCCGGCGGTGCTGATCAGCACCTCCAACGGCTGGCGCCGGGCTGCGGCGCTGTCGTGGATGAAGGTGTAGAGGTCGCCGTTGCGCCATTCGTGGATCTCATCACCGATGAGACCCGACATGTTCAGCCCGTGCTTGCCTTCCGGCTTGCCCGACAGCGGCCGCATGCTGGCGTTCAACTGCGGGCAGTAGATCGCCGGCTTCATGCATTCGAGCAGCCGCGACAGGCTCGGGCTGTAGGCGACCATCTTGGTCGCCTTGTTGAAGACGATCGACGCCTGTTCCTTCTCGGCGGCGATCGAGAACACCTGGCCGCCGGGCTCGGCGTCGCCCAGCAGCATCAGCAGGGCGATGCCGGCGGCCAGTTCGGTCTTGCCGTTCTTGCGGGCCACCCACACGTAGCAGCGCCGATAGCGCCGCGTGCCATCGGCCCGCTTCCACCCGAACAGCGGGCGGACGATGTCATGTTCCTGCCAGGCTTCCAGGACGAAGGGGCGCCCCGCCCATTCGCCTTCGGTCAGGCAGAGGTGAGTGGGGAAGAACGCCGCGGCCTTGTCCGCCGTGACCTCGTCGTACCAGAAATCACCTTCGCGCCAGACGCCCTCGCCGCCGTCCCACCACGCGTTCTTGTTCCGCGCCAGGGCCTGCGGCTTGGGCGGCTCCGCCCACTTGCGTTTGGCCGACACTCGGTCAGTTCAGCATCCCGACCGGGCCGTTATCGATCGGCTTGGCCGGTTGCGCCGGCTTGGCGGCCGGATCTTCCTGGCGCGGCGCGGCGCCGAACAGATCGCCGCTGGCGCCGGTCTGGGCCCGGGCCGCCATGATCCGCTGCCGCTCGGCCGGGTTTAGCCCGAACCGGTCTTCAGCGGCCAGCAGCTGCCGCTCGATCCGGTCTGCGATCAGGAACACCGGGTTGGCGCGCTTCAACTTGCCGTGCGCGCTGACCGACTCGTACGTCTCGCCGTCCGCGTCCAGTTCCTTCGACAGCTTCACCCACCGGGCGAAGTTGCGGCAGTACCGCGCGAACGCGCCGACGTCGGCCTCTGTCAGCAGTTTGGCCGCCGCCAGCAGCGGCGCCCGCACGTTCCACTCGACCAGGCCCTCATCCTTCAGCCAAGCCGGCGGCTTGACCCCGTTGACAGCCACGGCCTCGGCCGCAACCGCCTTCGTCCGGGTCGAGCGAACCGGGTTCGTCTGCGCCCGCACGGCGGCGGGCTTCGGCTTAGGGCCGCGCGCCATGGGGTGGTCTCCAAAAAAAGTTCTCGGAAATTCGAGAAAAGATACGCGGTGCTAGACCGCCGGTCCCGGCCGGTGACGGGCCAGACTTTTGACCCCCCCACCCCCCAGGGCCTCGTCGAGGGTCGGCAGGCCGAGTTGGCGGGCGAGGTCGTCGAGGGCGAGGCGGCCGCGGCGTTCGATGCGCTGCTTGAACCCGTCGTGGCAGGGGTCGCAGGTGCTGACCCACAGAGCCTTGACCCAGAACACGCCCTGATAGACGCGATGCGGATAGAGGTGGTCGACCGCCGTGGCCGCCGTCGTCTCGCCGGTCAGGGCGCAGTAGCGGCAGAGCGGATCGTGGTCGAGGTGGCCCTTGGCCGCCTTGTCCCACTTGGTCGTGTAGCCCCGCGCACGCGCCGAGCCGCGGCGCGCATCGTTCTCGCGTTCACGCTCAGCCTTGGGCCGGGCGCTGCGAAAGGTCGGAGGCATGAACGGCATGCACATGCCTCCGATGAGTTGATCGCAGGGAGAACGCACCACCACCAAGCGGACAAGCAAAACCCGCCGCGGCGGGGCCGGGCGGGTTTCGATTCGGTTTGCGGGCAGTGACGAATATGTGCCCTTAGCGTTCCGCTCCTGTCAATAGGGCCAGGCCAAGCAGGCGGTGGATCAGGTCGAGCACCTTGCGCAGACGCGCCAATCCCCGCTCCCACGGCCGCCCGGCGCCGACGACATGCCGCAGGTGCAGGCCGTGGCGCACCACCTCATCCAGCAGCCTGACGTGCGAATCATCATCGTCCGTATCGAGGGCCATCACGGCGGCCTTGACGATCGCCAGGTTGCGAGCGTCGCGGAACGGCCGGGTCATGTGCGCGACAGCATTGGCGCCCGGCAGGCCAGAGCCGCCCTTGCGCTCATCGGTCGACAGGCGGATGCCGCTGCGCTCGACGCAGTAGAACAGCTCGCGATAGGCCACCGCCGCCCGAACCTGACCCGGCGTCAGGCGCTGGGCCTGGAACAGGGTCAACACCCCATCCGCCTTGGGCAGGCGCACATAGCCGCCAGCCTTGATCAGCACCTGGTCGTCACGCGCCGCCAGGGCCGCCGACTCGGCCAGGCCGGCGTCGAGGCTGGCCTGTTCGCGCTTGCGGGCGATGCTGCGCGCCACGGTCTGGCGCAGCCGGCGGGCCTGCTGCAGGTCCTTGGCCCGCACCTTCTCGCCGAGCGGGGCGATGACCTCGGCCTGGGCCAGGGTCAGGCGCTCGCCATCGGTCAGCTCGATCCCGTCCTCGGTCCTGCCCGGCACGGTCTCCAGGATATCCAGGGCCGTCTTCCTCGCCGTCGCCGCCATCACCGTCACTCCCCGATCACTACGCGTTCGCTCGCCAGCACACCGCTCACCTCGCGCAGCTTGGCCGCGCGCATCGACAGGCCGGGCACGATGACCCGGTCGCTTTCGCGGTAGCCGCACGGGTCGAGCCACGACACCGCCCAGGCCTCGCCCTTGGCCTTGACGACGGCCGCGCGCACCTCGGCGTTGGCGAACCCGGTTCGCCTCTGCGGCTCCGGCGCGACGCCGGCCGCCAGCACCACGGCGGCGATGGTCTCCCACCGGCCATCGGCGATGAACTTGTGCGGCGACATCGGCTTGCCCGACGCCCCCCACATCGACTTGCGGGCCGCGTAGTGCTGGCAGGCCGCCTCGATCGCCGCCAGATCGCCGCCGCCGGCCACCTCGGCGGTCAGGGCCCTGGCGATCACCCGACCGCTCGACAGGTGCTGGTGCTCGCCCCAGGCCGCCAGGACCGTCGCCGCCACCTCGTCGATCCCTCGACCGCAGGGTCGCGCGCGCTCTGAGGGTTCTACTGAGGGTTCTACTGAGGGTTCTCTTACATGCTGCAATTTGAGGCATGGCTGGCCCTCAATTTGAGGCATGGCTGGGTCGCAATTTGACGCATGGTCGGAGGCCTCAACCATGCTGCAATTTGACGTATGGTCGGCCTCTTTCTGGGGCTCGGATGGGGCCGCGACGGCCACCCGGCGCGACCGGTGCAGGACGTAGTCATAGATGCCCAGGCGACCGTTCGAGGCCTTGCGCCGCTTGCGACTGACCCAGCCTTCGGCGACCAGCGTGGCCAGATGCCGCTCGACCGTCGCCCGCGACTGATTGGTCATGCGCATGATGCGCTCGACGGATGGGAAGCACGACCAGTCCTCGCCGGCATGGTCGCCGCCGCGGTCGGCCAGGGCGACCAGCACGAACTTGGCCCCCGATGGCAGGTCGGGGTTGGAGAAGGCCCAGGTGAGGGCGTCGTTGCTC